CATTAGCAATATTTGTACCAACTGTATTTACGTTAGCTATATTTGTTGCAACTGTATCAATCTCTGAAGTTGCTTCGTTTAAATCGTTTGCAACAGTTTCTACTTCTGAAACTGCTTCCGCTAAATCATTAGCTACTGCAATTACATCATTAATGTTTGTTGCTACTGTGTTTACTGAAGCTATGTTTGTAGCTACTGTTGAAACATTAGTATCATTATTTGCAACTGTAGTTACATCAGAACTAATACCCGCAACTGTGGTTACATCACTACTAATACCTGCAACCGTATTTATGTTTGGTAAATTTGTAGAAATAAATCCTTTTGTAACTGCATCACTATCATTAACAGGACTTGCAAGATTTGTAATTCTTTTGTTATCAGCGTCCCATTGGTCAGTAGATGTACTTAAAGAAATTGTGTTCTCAGTAATATCAATTGCCTCTTGAGCCATATAGAAACTTTGGTTTCCATCTTGGTCAAGAGTAGCTTCAGTTAATGTAGAACCATCTTGGTAATCTACTAATCTAGAAGTTTGACTTGTACTTCTAGTAAATTTAATTACAGCACTAGCTGATGGTGCAGTTGTAAAAGTAATAGTTGATGAAGTTGTAAAACTATAATCTGTATTTAAAGTTTTAGTTACTCCATCTAAAGTGACAACAACATGAGCTTCTTCTATGTAAGGAAAAGTAACACTATAGTTTACTGTACTCCCGTCACCTGTGTATGTATTTATCGCAAATGCCATATTTTAATATAAACTCCTCGCTCCTTTATCTGGTAAACCAGAATTATCTCTTAAAAAGTTAAGTAATTGATTTATTCCATATAAGTTTTGATATGGAAGTATTCTCATTATTCTATTTAAATCTTGTTTACTAAAGTCATAATCAGAATTGAATAATGATTTTATAACTGAACCACCAATACCTAAAACTTTTTCTCCTAAGTCATAAGTTGGGTTTCCAGTTATCAAATTCATTTCTTGACCAGATGATCTAGTATTAAATCTGTATTCGGGTGCTATTTGGCCCATTACTAAATCCATAAACGGAGGCATTACTGAAGACCACCCCGCTCTTTGGAATGATGCTAAAGCAACTTTAGTATAATCACCTTTGTCACCTAATTTCTTTTTTAGATAAGCTTTTTTCTCACTTGCACTCATACCTATTGTATTGAAGTGTGCTTGAGCTACATAAGCTGATCCTCCAACTAAACTTGTATACATAAACATAGAGAATGTTTGGAAATCACCCATAGCTACGTTATGTAAAAACTGTTTGTTCCAAGCAGTCATTATAAACTGTCTAAACTGAGACATAGATTTTCCGTATGCGTTATCAGAAAAGAATCTACTTGTGTCTCCAATCATATTGTATTGGACTGCTCTTTTAGTATATCTATTAACTGCAATACCAAACTTCTTAACTAAATTTTGATCTTTAAAATTAACAAAATCAAAAGATAAAACTCTACGACCTAAAGCTGTCTTTTGTGTTACAACATTAGGACTATTAAATTCTTTTGCTAATGCTACTAAATCTTTATCAGTAAGACCTAATACTCTGTATCTATTTAATCTTCCTTTAGATATTTCATCTATTAAAGAACCTTTTTTAGAAACATCAATTAAATCTTCAGCTAGTCTATGAACAAATAATCTCATAGCTATTTTTCTTTGGTTGCTGTCTATACCAATTAAACCAGATAAATAACCTGTACCTTTTTCAAAAGCATTTTGTGCAGGTTTACTTATTAAACTTCTTTTAGATTGATCTAGTTGAGATACACCTCTATCTAAAACATCATAAGCTTGATATTGTCTATAAAGATAATCGTCACCATTTGAAGAACCAATAACTGCCATGTCTTTGTAAAACGTATCATTCATTTTACCATCTTGGGCATTACTTAATATTCTTCTAAAGAAAGGTACTTCATTTAATAAAGTTCTAAACCCTTGTTGAGAAACAGCTACACCATACTCAGGTAACTGTGCAATACCAACTTGGTTCAAAACTCTAACAAAGTTAAATCTTCTTAAATCTCTCAACCACTTGTTCATTCCAATAGTAGGATCTCCTGTTTCAGTAGATCTTCCCATTAGATTATTAAAGAAACTTTCAATGGTGTCTTTTTCTTCTTTAGCTATAAATTGACCACCAGCTTTTCTTTCAGTGATTGTTTTTAATTCTTTAAAATCTTTAACAGCATCAGGATTTCTGTAGACATCATCAATGTCATTAAATAATTCGTTTTTATATTTTAACCAAGCATTTCTACTTTTAATACCTAATCTATCAGATAATGAATACCAACCTGCCATTTCATTAGTGTATGAATGCCAAAGTAAGTCTACATCATTTTCAAATATTTCATCTAATCTAACTCTTTGTCCTTTAATTACAGATTCAAAGTTTTCATCTAATCTTATTCTTTCTTTAAATCTACCAGACGTTAAAACACTAATTTGATTTTTAAGTCCTTCAAATAAAGTGTTTCTCTGTTCTTTAGTTAAATTAGAAAACACATCATCAATGTATTCTCTTAACATCTCTGGGTTTTTAATTCTGATTAATTGTTCAATATCAAAACCACCCATACGACTATTATATTTAGCCGCTTTAACAATAGTTTTTGCTAGAGCTCTTGCTTTAGTAATTTCTTTTTTAATATCTTTATCAGTTCTTTTAACAGCAGGATTATCTAACCTGTTTAAAAGAGGTTGTTGTTTTGTAATAGCTTGAGTAATTAATTCTTCTATACCATCTTCGCCAATTCTTCTTTCTAGAGCCGCAAAGCTTTCGTAACTAATTTTTCTAGGGACATAAAATCTTCCTGTGTTAGATGCTAAATCTTCGGCACCTTCAACACCAGATTCTTTTAACAACTTAGCCCATAGTTCAAAACCATCAGCATAAGCATTTGCCGCTTTAATTAAATTTGGATCTTTTAGTAATACTTCTTCTTGTGCACTAAGTTTTAATCTTTTTTCTTTTTTACTAAGAGCTATAATTACTCTTTTAGTGTCGTGCATAAATCTTGTTTTATGACCAAACTGAAAGAAACCTCTAACACCACCAAAGCCTCTATCTTTTAAATAACCTTTCATAGCGTCACCTACGTTCGAATAAACTGTATTGTGAGCTCTCATGACAACTTGATCTCTAGTCATTTCAACTGTGCTGTCTTGTGTTGCCGCTTGACCTGTCTTTTTATCTTTATAGCCAATAGCATCTTCCATAGACTTAAAGTTAAACAGTTTTACTTTTTTAGATAAAGAAGTACCTAATGTACCTGATCTAGTCATACTAAAACCAAAGAAAGGAATGTTTCTTAGTTTAGGAAAAAATAATTCAACGTTATCAATTAACGCTGTATCATTTAAATCTTTTTCAAGTTTCTTATTAGCTTTAGAATGCTTAACATTTTTAAATTTTGTTTTATTAGCTTTATCTGTAACTTCTAAACCATTCTCAATTAAATCTTGTTTTTCTGTGGCTCTAGCTACATTTTTAAGAGATTTAGCTGTAAGGGCGGATATTCCCCCTCCAAGAGTACCACCTAAAGCTGATGCAATTAGTACATCATTTAGGCCCATTGTTGGATTATTAGCCGCTATTGGAGAATACAAAGCACCTTCTAAAGTACCATAAGCTAAACCTTTTCTAACAAAGTTTTGTCGTCTAGTTAATCCAGTAAAAAATTGACCAGCTTTCATTACTTTACTTAAAGCTCCATAACCCGTTAAGTTAACAGGATCTAAAATAAAGGTACCAAACTGTAGGGCTATACCTTTCCAACCTAAAGAAGCTAACAGTTCAGCATTCTTTTGGTGTTTTGCCGCTTTTTCTCCAAGATATTTTAAATGCTCACTATTTAATGCACCAATTAAAGTATCTGCAAATTCTGGGTTTAGATTATATTCTTTAATAACAGCATCAAATTCTTCTTTATTATTTTTCATACTAAAACCATCTTCTTGAATAAAAGTTGGTGACGAAAATAATTCTATAGCATTAGAGAATACTGTATTTTCTTGAATTGTAGCTTTTAGAATATTAGGAATTGTTCTTCCTTCTTCTATATACTTTTGTAATTCACTATAGTTATAAGCTTGATCTAAAAACAAACCACGACTTACATCAGGTAATTCTGACCATAAATATTTTTGTTTAGTAATATCTATAGGTGTAAACTTTCTTTTTTCTTCAGCTTCATGAGCTGTGTTTTCCATAACAGTACCATCAGGCATTTGATGGGTACCCTCTTTATCTAAAGGAATTTTTTTTTCTGATTCTAATAAATCTGCTTCTTTATTTCTTCTAGTTGAAAACTGATCTCCAAAGTTTCTTAAATTATTTAAAACAGCATTCCAATCACCACTTGCCGCTTGTTTAATAAAATTCATATCAGAACCATCTTTTCTTTTAAATCCGGTTCCGTGTTGAAATCCTACAGAAGTTAAAACTGTTTGTTGTGCTGAAGTAAGTTCTTCAAATGGTTTTATAGGATTGTGAGAGTTATAAGTTTTTATAACTTGATCAGAATACCAATTATGACTAGCTTGATCTATTTCTTTAACTTGCTGATCATTTAGTTCAAAACCTTTAGATGCTTCTTCTGCATCTGCACCAGACATTCCAAAAAATTGAGATAAGATATTTGTAGTATCTTCGGAGATACCCATTTCAGAAAGCAAATTTACATCTTTCTCTTTTAGATCAAAACCTGTTGCTACTGTAACACCTGAGTTTTCACTAGGTACATAAGCTTTCTTAACACCTTTACCTTCTAATTCTGAGATAAAGTTCCAATTTATATTTGCCATTATGGGATCATATCCTTAGTTTCTTGCATCATTTTTTCAGTTCTTTCGTCTCTTAATCTTTTAGCTTCGTCCTTTTCTAATCTTTCTTTATCTAACTTAGCTATTAACTCAGCTTGTTTCTTAGTAACTCTTTCTTTAACAACACTAATAGGTATTTCTAACCAAACTGTTTGGCCATTTTTATATTCAACAGTAGCAGGTATATCTAAAGAAGTTCCATCTTGTTCTTTGAAATAAATAGTGTCTCGTACATCATCTACAATTATGTCGTACTCATTTAAATCAATACCCTCATTACTATTTGGTGCATTAGTAAATGGGTCTATGTTAGTTTCATCATAAAAGAAACCAACTAAATCTGTTTCTTGAATTATATTCTTTTCTACGTTTAATTTTTCTTTTAATATTTCAATAGCATTTGATTTAAAGGCATCATAGTTATCTGGTGTGACACCTATTTGATTCATTTTATAATTACTTACATATCTATCGTTAACTAATGTGTAATGTTTATTTATAAAATCTTTAGCTTGACCTATGTAATTATCATTTAAATCTGTATTAATATTTTTAAAATATTGAGCAGTCATATACACTAACTCTTGGTTTGGCGGGTAAGCCATATTTCCAGAAAAGGCTTGTAATAGTTTTTTATCATTTGAAGTTAATTCATTGATTTCTTTTGTTTCTGTATTCATAGATCCCATTTCTAAGATTACATCTCTAGGATCTTGGCCTGCTTTTATTTTAATATCTGCTACATAAAATAAATATTTATTCTTATCATTTTCTTTAAAATAAATACCTGCAACGCCAGCTTTATCTATTGCAGAATAAACTTCTAAAGCTAATTTGTTATCTTCGGTATATTGACCTGTTACTGGTTTAGAAAATAAATCTTCTATTTGTTTTACGGGTTCATTCTTTTGTAAACCACTTGTTAATGTAACTGTTGTTGCTAAGAAAGCATCAGCATTTGATAAACCTTGAGATTTTTTAATTCTGTATTCTTTATCAAAGATATTTTTACCTAATTCCGTTCTTTCTGTTTTAGAAAGATTTGCTACATTACCATTAAACCAATTAGCTGTATTAACATTTAAAGTTATAGAATCTTTTAAAGTATCAACAAGTTCAGTAACTCTTTTTTGGTATTTTGGATTATTAATAATTGCTGGAGCTCCATCAGGTCTATTAGTAGTTAGTAACTCTATATACTCAGTTGAAAATCTACCATCTAAACTAGCGTGTAGTTCAGCTTCATTAATAACAATATCATCATAATCAGCTAAAGATAATGCGGGATTTCTATTTTCTTTAATCTTATAGAACATATCTTTAAATGTTTTAGACATATTCTCTTGAAAGAATTTAGCTTTCTTTTCTTGGTAATCTTTACCTAAAGTCATTGGTGGATTAGCTTCATAAAAAGCTATTTCTAATTGTTCTTCAACTTTAGTAGGTATATTTTGTATAGATAAAGAAGTATTACCAATTACTTTATATTGTAAATCTTCTTGTTGTTTTTCAAACTCTTTAACATTTAACCATTTTCTTAATTCAGTTGTTCCTTGATTATAAGCTGATGCAAAAAACTCATCACCTTCTTTATCAGCTAAATAACCTTGACTAAATTCATTATAATGATCTTGCCAATTATAATTAGGCTCATTTCTTCTTGTCCAATAATCATTTTTAAAATCTTGGACAAAATTATCTACAGAGTTATTCGCATACTGTTTGTAGGCCCCATATCTAGCCCAACCATTAAATACATCAGGAAAACCTTCTTTATGAGCTTTACGAGCTTCATCTAAGGTCATTCCATTAATTTTAGCCTGACCTTGTTCAAAAGACTTTTCGTTTTCTTGTTTTAATTTATTATCAGCTAATTGTTTTATAGTAGGATTAATTTGTGCAAGCGTATCAGCAAGAGCTTCAAATTTACCTTTACCTACAATTCTTTCTTCGGCTACATTCATTATAGGATTAGGTGTAGGTGCGTTTTGTAAACTTACATTAATACCTAAATCTGTATTGATCTTAGCCATTAGTTTCTAAATGCCTTAAATTGATCTGTTGTCATTTGGTTTGTTCCTGTATTTGGGGTAGAAGGTGCCTGATTAGATATATACATACCCGCTATATCAACAGTAGTTGAAATTGCATAAGTCATGAAACTAGGTTTGTATGCTCTAGGTAAACTTAAAATTTGATTAGTGTATCTTCTGTTATAAGCTAATCTGTCAGTAGCTATGGATCTTAGTTTATTCTCATAATTCATATCTACTGTATTTATTTCTTTGCCCGCTTGTCTAGATATATCTCCAAGTACAGTATTATATAAATTACCACCTAATCCATTTTCAAAGAATTGAGTTCTAGCAGTACCAGAAGTTTTTAATTCTTGTTCTTTAATAGTTAGTTTTTGATCTATTGTTTTATCTTCTTCTAATTCTTTTTGTCTAATTAAAGAGTTATCAGTGTATATAGCTTCTTCTCTTAATCTTTCTGCTTTTGATACGGCATTTTGATTAATAGTTTTAGCTTGTGCTTTATCGGATTGATACTGCGTATAACCTTGTAATACTCTTGCCGCTATATACGCTTCTGGGGTACACATATTATTTATTTTTCTCCTTTAAAAATCCATAGAATAAAACATCATTAAACTTCTTTTCATTAATGATTTGAAAACCACACCATTTAAGCCAAGTTAAATGAAGTTTATTTCTGCTATCTATATAGTTAAATAACACAGGAAACTTATCTGACATTTCCTGTACTCTTTTTTTACATTCTCTTAAAAATTTAATTTTAATCTTTTTAATTTTAGGGGTACAAAGTAAAAATGGTGATCCAATATTTTTATCATCTAGTGATGCAACCACTCCATATATACCTACAATTTCATCATCTACAAAAAAAGATCTACAATAATCAGTCATTGTAAAACCTTTAAGTAAAGTCTTTTGAAGATTTGTAGTTCCAGTTTTAGAAATTATTTCTCTTTCATCTTCTGGTCTTAAATCTTTTGCTAATTGTTTTATATGTTTACTTGTAGTTTCTATTTCATCTATTTTCATTAAGTTACTATTCGTTGAGAAAGAACAGAGAATACTCCCTCCCACTCTGCCGATAAAAAGTTACACGGAAGGTAACTATCGGAAGATATGAATATAACTGTATCTGTGTTTTTACATTGTATTGGAAACTTAAAAGTTCCACTTTCTAAATTAGGCTGACCAATAGTAAATGTGCTCGAACCTAATACTTGCCCTGTAAATTTATAAACTGATGTACTTCTAGCTAAAGGTGTTAGATTAACTTCAAAGAAACCCGTGTCACCAAAGATGATACTCATATTCTTTAGTTGTAATCTTCCTGTGTTAACTGAAGTAGAGTTTCCTGTAGCTTTTTGCTCTCTTACATAAAAAGTAGGAAACTGATATTTGAATGTATATTTTCTACCAACAATAATAGGATTAGCTGAATAATCATTATCTACAACTAAAGTAGTGTTTGTAGTGTTTGTTATTGGTATATTTCTTCCTTTTTGAGTAGTAGACCAAGCTCCACCTAAAACAACTTCCATGTTATTTGTTTCTTCATAAGGTAATGTAAATGTTGTTTTGTTTGTAGCTGAATCATAAGATCCTGTTAGTGTAGTTTTTCTATCTAATAAAACTGTAAAATCTAAATTTGTATCAACCTCATTTGTTTTAAGGTTCATCTTTTCTAAATAAGTTCCATCAGCTCTTTTAATTACAAAGTACAAATAGTTTTGAATACAATCACCATCTAAAATTACATCAGTATCTACAAATTTATATTTAGACCATGATCTTTGTAATGCTTTAGTTCCAGCATCAAAATAATACTTATAAACAAATAATGAATTTCTTTCTCCTGAAGCAAAACCAAACAAAGTATTTTCTGCTGATGAACCTTTTAGAGCTGTCAATGTACCCGTGATATATCTCGGTAAATTAACTGTAGTATCTAAAGCATCTTTTACATCTGTATCAGTGTTAACATAATATTCTCTAACACCTGCATAACTACCTCTAGCAATACTAAAATAAATATTTTGTCCAAGACCTATAGGCTTTGCACTATCATCAATTTCGTATTCAGTTGTTTGATTAATAGATACAGTTTTTGCTGATAATATTTCTTCAGCATCTAGTGTAAACTGAGATTGATCAGAAAATAAAACTAACTGTTCATTGAAAGGCACAGCATACTTTAATATAGAAACTTTATTGTGACTAACCGCAAGGTCAATCATATCATCATCAATAGCTGTAGTTACTGTAGTTGCCCAAAACGTAAAGAATTTACCTGCTTTAGAAAATATTACATTCTCATCTGATAAAAACCCAAGTCTATTTCTATAAAAGAATATATCATTTATTTTTCTTCCCACGAAAGTAGGATCAGGACTTGTAGTCTCATCTCCTACTGTTCGTGAGGCAAAGTTTGGTTCCTCATAATCTGTTCCACTAACCGTGTAAGTTGAACCATCAGCTTTGCAAAATCTAAAATTCCCATCTGCTGTTCTAATTAAAAGATGTGGCATAGTTGAAACATCAAAAGAATTATCTAAACCATCTTTAACTGTTTCTGTCCAGGCGTCTCCGTCCCACTCAACAAAATAGTTATCAAATTCAGTACCACCATCTCCAACAATTTCTACAACAAAACCTGTGTAGCCTTTGTATGGTAGATCAGCAAACGAGTTTGTTTTATCTTTAACTAAAATTAAACCATCACCACCTAAACCATCTGATACACTTGCTGTAAATGTTCCTGATGTTTTTGAAATATAAATAATAGAACCGTCTCTATTGATTGTATAACCTGATAAATTAGCTACTAAATCATTATATAATTCAGTTGCTATATTATCTGTTGTAATTGAACTAGCATTAGCTGATGTTGAATTATCTAAAGTTGTATAACTAGCAACATTAGATCCATCAATGTCAATCGAATAAGTCGTTTTGTATTGACCATTTTTAACATAAAATATTGCTTCATCTGGTCTAGCTGTAGCTGTTGTTCCTGATTTAGCTGTTTGAATAGTTCTATTAACTATAAATGTATAATCAGCAACAGTTACTAAATTAAAATCTTTTTGTGGATCACTAGAAGTTAAATAAGACAATCCATCTGGTGTCACTACAGTTTTAGCAGTGCCATCTAAATCATAAACTTTTATACTTTGATTATTAACTAATACTGCATACTGTTCATTAGCATCTCTATTAATAATATGTACCTTAGAATTTTCTAAAGTATCATTATTTAATTTTGCTATATGTTCAGTAGGTGGTCTTTTACCTAAACCTGTAATAATATCTGAAAGACCATTTTCTTGAATAGTTGCTTGATTAGGTAACTTTACAGTATCAGGTTGTTGAGAAACTCCATTCAATAAATTTGGAATTGAATTTGAAATTAATCTTGCACTCATTATTCATCTGTAATTGTGGTTTTAGCAGGTTGATAATTGTCCCTGTCTATAACTCTATAAGTGCTATAATTATCAAAGATGCTGTGATCTCTAGTATCTCCCTCATGTTCTTTTAATGAAGATAAAGCTTGTAATTCATCAACTTGATGAAAAGCGTGTAATGTTTCAGAGGCTAACATTCTATCTTGAAATATTCTAGCGGCTCTAATTGTTATGTATCTTCTAGCTGTTTCAGGTAATTCTATAAAATCTAAAAACCAAGTAATATCAACTCTAACGTCTTTATTAATAATATAAGTGTGGTTTTCTCTATCCCAAAGTTTTCTTGCTCTTTCTACTAAATCTAAATCAGCATCTTTACTTGAGTTATCAACTCTTAAACAGTTTGATGGTAATTCAACTTCTCCTACTGTGTTTTTAACTAGCTTGTAATTTTTATCACTATTAAAATGCCAACCAACACTTTGAACTTCTCTAGATACATTATCTAATATTTGAATTGCAATAGACACATCAGTAGTTGTTGAAGATGTAATTGTGTTAACAGGACTTTCTCCTATCGCTGTAAGCATTACATTAATTGCTTCAAGTTTAGTTGTTACTGTAGTTGTCATAAATAAATTTTTTTAATTAAAGATTGAATGAGAGGCGAGTTGTCTGTGTTAACCTCGCCTCCCAAGAAAACAACGTAATTAATTACGCAGTTTTGATTTCAATTGAACAGATTGGGTTCAATGGAGCATGACCCATAGCATATTTTGCTACCATCAATGTTCCTTGCCTTTGGATTTGGTAATCCATCTCTGTGCTCAAATCGAGTAATTTGACGGTCCCAACTGCATTTTTCTGCCAAACAACACCAACTGTGTTTGAGAAGTCACCTGCAAAATTTGTAGATGAACCTGCATCAGTTCCAGTAGTAATGTTTGTAGATGGTAAGTTGTTTGTAGGTACAATATTTATACCTGCAACTTTTAAAACTTTACCATCAGAGTAAGAGCCACTTCCACCCCAATCTCTGTTTATAACAGTAGTTGCTTGGATTAGATTGTAGTATACCGCAGGTGAAACAGCACAATATCTGTCATCTGCTGGTACATCATTTTCATCTAATTTCTGAGCCGCACTAAAAATAGTAGCCGCTGCAGAAGATGCAGAAGTTGCAAAGTCAGCATCAATAACTTGTTGACCTGCCGCTTGTGGAGAAGCCGCACCTTCTCTACTGTTAAGTAGAATGTTTTGGTAAACGTGCTTATCCATTTGATTTGCAAGTGCTCTACCTAGCTCTTTTGAATAGATGGATCTGACATCATAATGTGCCATAGCCTCATCAATCTTTGCAATAAAGATTGGTGCTATTAAAAGATTTTCAATAGAGATTGTTCTTTCATTGTGAGTGATTGAACCACCTGTGATCTCATTTCCCGCTGTGTGGTATGAAGCTGACGCTTTACCTACGATCGGAAATTGAGCCGACTTACCTGATGAGATAGTTCTCACCATGTGTTTGTCTAAAGTCGAGTTTGCTGTTTCAAAAGCAGTAATAACTTCACCTGCAAAAACTTTTAAAAAGCTTGCAGTTGTACTACCAGCACCAGCATTCTGACCTATGTTTGATACAGTATAATTTGACATTATATATATCTCCTTATGTTATTATAGGTTGTTGCTAATAAAGCGTAGTAATTTCAGTTACAGAATTGTCCGTCCTCAGACGGGTTAAGTCTTACTTTCACTTGCTATTCAAGGATAGCAATTTATCCTTTGAATTTTGTTAGATAACTTTTGATCTAGATATTTTATCGGCTACCATTTTTCTAAATGCACTATCTGTAGCATATTTAGGATTAGACATATCAGCTTTCATTTGGGCCACACTTTCATAAGCGGAACCTGATTGCTGTGCGTTGGTACCTGTAGTTAAACTAGGTTCTTTAGTTTCAGATTGGAAACGAGCATACATACCTTTAATAGTAAATAAAGCTGTTTCATTATCTTTACTAATGTTATCGTTAAATTGTTGTATTTCACTTTCAGGTAAATTTTGAGTTACCCAATCAGTCATTTGTTTATAGTTTTCTTCGCCATCTGTACTTGTGTATGCTCGTTGTTCAAACTGTTGAGCAACAGCATCTAAACCTGCTATATAATTATCTATATAAGATTTAGGTAATCCTGCTTTCTCTAAAGCATCAATAGTATTTTGGCTCAGCTCACCACTTTCATCAAACTCTTTTTGAGCAGATGAAAAATCAAAATTAACTTTTGTATCAGCTTCTAAAGGTTTATCTTCTTTAGTTGCTTCTTCTTCTTCTTTTGGTTTAGAAATCTCAGATTGTTTTCTTTCTAACTCTTGATAAGATTTAATTAAATCCTCTTGTGATTTAAACTTACCTAAAATTAATTCATCTTTCTGAGGTTCTGTACTAGGTGCAGGCTCAGTTGTTTCTATGTTATTAGCATCATCTGCTTTCTTAGACATTTCATCAATGTATTCTTGTGTTTCTTTTGATTCCTCAGCAGGAACTTCTACTTTATCAACCATTAGTTCTCCTTCTTAGTTTTCTCCCTTTGGTTTTTAAAACTATCCCTGACCATACCCATACCTTCTTTAACAACAGCTGGTGAGTTTTGTTCCATCATCATCTGTTGTTGCATAGCTTGTTGTTCAGCTTGTATTTGCTGTGGAGATTTGATTAAACCTTCCATCTCTACACCTAAAGAAGTACCAACTCGTTTAACATACTCATCTAAATTTAAGTATGTCATTAGTTGTTGTGCAAAAGGTTGTAGTTGATTAACAAAAGTATTAAGTCTTTGTAAATCACTTGATCTACCTAAAGCTTCAAGTCCTGTTACAATTTTAGGACGTATACTATCTTTAGGTAAAGCAGGTAATGCTTTTTTCTTTTCCATTTGGAACATCAATCTATTAATTAGTGGTAACTGTAATTCTTGTGATAATAAAGAATACAAACCACCTAAACTGTCGTCTAATTCTTTAGATACATAATTAATTTCAGTAGCAGTAACTCTGTCGTTATTTCTTTGTACTGAAGTATTAAGCATAAATGCAAATTGTAATCTTTCTTCAATTAATCTCATTGTTTGAAATGCAATATTAAAATCAGAAAACTTATTAACTTGCAGTGTAGATACATCAGAAGCATCACCTTCACGAATTGCACCATTAGGACTTTCAGATAATGTTTTTAAACGAGTTGATCCATTTGGTTTTACTAAAAATAAAACTTTACTAGCGGCCGCTGATCCCTCAACTACAGCTCTATATAAAGCTTCAAGTGATCTTAAATCTCCAATATATTCTTCTATAAATCCTCTACCATAATCAGCATTATCAATAGAAGTATATCTAAGTGGTATGAATGCGTTTTTATCTAAAGGATAAGAACCAACAGATGATGGTATAAGTTTTTCATTTATCTCTTGGTGTACGTTCCATTTTTTACCATTTGGTGCCAATTTAACACAAGTGTAAATTTCACAAGTGTCATCATAACCGTCTTTTTCTCTATCCCCTTCAATCAATTCTTTTTGCTCATCTGTTAATGCAGATGGTGCAACCATATCTTTTGTAATTATTTCTAATACATTACCAATTCCATCTCTTTTAATTACAAATCTATCAAGATGGTAAACTTTCATTTTTAAATCTGGTGTAATATAAAGTAAAACATTACCTGCTATAATTAAATGTTTAATAGCTTCAAACAAAGCAGTTCTAAAATTATTAACTTCCATTTCATTCATAACTACTCGTTCAATAGAACCCATAGCTTTTTCAAATTCACCTTTCATATCATCTCGTCCTGAAAGCTCAGATAGAGTAAACTCGTCAAGTGTTAGTCTAAAGAAAGGTTGATTTGGGGGAAGTAAAGCTAGAAGTAGCTTAGATGAAAGATTATTAGTGCCTCTAGCACCTATACCTTGATATGGAGTATGTAAAGTAGTGTGTTTACTGTGATACTCACGAGGCATTATTGATGGAATAGTAAACTCAGCACTGTCTCGTGCTCTATCCAAAAAAGGATCTCGTATCGCTTCTAAGGTATTGTATCTTGATTTTGCTGTTTTGTAATCGTGCATATATTAATTATTAAGGTACGTTAACACCAGAACCACTTGAACCAACATTAACTTGTAATGGTATTCTTAAAGCTTGTTTTCCTCTTTTTTTAGAGTAGCTAACATTACTTGATGTATTAGTTTGAGGTGCTTTAGGTGCGTTCTCTCTCAATCTCGTGCTACTAGCATTAATTTCTGTTGCTGGGGGAGCTGGAGTTGGAGGTGGTGGCGGAACCTTTGGTCTAGAAAATCCACACATATTATTTAATATCTCCTATTACTGTTTCTTTTAAAATATTGTTTTCTTTATCATCTAAAATCTTTTTTAAATGAGATACGACACTTGACTGACCTGCTTTAAACCATATTTTTCTTTCATTATCGTTTAAATCTGGTGATTTATTGGGGAATTGTTTTTCTAAATAATCAATTAATTCCTTTGAAATCATATGTTATATCCAAGAGAGCAACTATTTAGGTTGTATTTTAAGGGGGATAGGTACTACTTTAAGTACGTTTTTGGTAGGAATGACCATAGTATTACCACCCTCAGCGAGTGTATACCTGCCATTTTTTTCATCTGTAGTAAAATCAGATGCTAAGACAAAAGCATCTTCTGTTTTATTGATTAAAAACCCAACACTAATACATATAGTAGGTAACATTTGTTCAATAGTCGTTAACTCATTCCAACTACTATCACTATTTGCATCTTCCCAAAGTACAAATACAAATTTATATTTGGGTGGGTTTTGACTGATCCATTGTAGGATTTTCTTTAGTAGTTTTTTCATCTTTAATTTCCTCGATTGGTAATTCTTCTAAGGTTGATCTAGTAGTATTTTGTGCAACTACTGTGTAAGTAGCATTTACACTAGGGGGAAAACTTTTATTTAAATCTGGTGTACGAGCATAAAACTCATCTTCAAATAAAATATCAGCATTAATCCAAGTTTTCTTTTTCCATTTTTTAACTATGTTATCACTCATTTTTTATCCTTTAGTTTTAGTTTTTCTAGTTCACAATAATGAATGATTTTATCTAGATCTTGTATTGCAGTTCCTTTACCTAAGTATCTACAAACATACTTAACAACGCACCCCTGAAAGAACGAAAGATTATTTTTTGAAATAAACTCATAAGGTTGAATAGGAAAATTTTTATAATGAGATCCTCCAATTTGTCTATCTTGAGGAAAAGCCTCCTCAAACATTTTTTTATTAGGCATTACCACTCCAAAGTATAGGTTGTTTGTTTTTAAAATCATAATCAGTATTACGAAGTATTCTTGCTAATCGTGCTTGTACTAAAGCATCTTCTTCAGTTAATCCTTGTCCAATAAAACAATCTTTAACTACTTTCCATAAATCTTTCTTTTTAGTAGTTAATATTTTTTTAGCTTTGACATCACCATAAGTTGGTGCACCTTTGTAATTATCAGTAGCATCACCTACAAGACATTGATAATAAAAATTATAATCACCTTGTTTTTGTGTAATACCATAAAACTCTTTAAGTGTTGGATTGTAGTGCAAACCTGCAATTTGATTTAAGTCTTTATCAATACTACAAATAATTTTATTACCTTTAATAGTATTTCCTGTACCTAATATTCCTAGTATGTCGTCAGCTTCTAATCTAGGTTTAGTAAATCCATTATAGTTTTTATAAATATAATCCCTACAAAAACTTAAAGTTAAAGGTTTTCTCTGTTTAGTTCTATTTAATTTATAATCAGGATATATTTCTTTTCTAAAATTATCTTTATCACTAAATGCAGATATAAATTCTTTACATTGAGTATCATTAATAAGTGTATTGTAATAATCTTTAATCTTTCTTACACAATCTTTTTCATCACTGTGTAAAGTCCATATAGCAAACTCATCTTCTTCTTGGCCCCATCTTATAGGTTCTTCTGTAGAGAAAGCTATTTGATATGCAATAACATCTGCATCAATTAGTAGTGTACTCATTATCCATTTCCTTTTGGTTTTATAGTGTTTAAATTTACATGAATGACATTTCCGTCTCTGTTTTTAATTTTCTTTCTAAAATCATTTTCATCAAAGTCTCGTTCTTGACTTTCTAATATTGGCAATACACCTAAGTACGCACCGTGATTTTCTATTGTTTTTAAAAAGCCTGACAAGATAGATCCTACTTGTACTGCAGGACTTGAAAGCATTTGTTCTGGAGTTTCTCCGTCATTATATTTTTCAAAAATACTGTATTCAATTTTATCTTCACCTTCCTTGTCGTGAAGTACGATTATAACTTGCATTTTATTTCCTTTAGTTTTGCCCACCAAGCATCAGCTATTTGATAAAGCATTGATGGAGTTTTTACGTTTCCTTTTCTTGAGTTGCATGAATGACAAATGATCCATATATTTTCTTTTTCATATCCTTTACTATTATCTAATCTATCTACTGACGGAGAGTTATCTTGTTTACCTTGAGGTATTAAAACTGATTGACAACAAGGACAATGACTAGGTGTTAACATAATCAATTCATCAATAGTTAAACCACAATCTTTACCTTGTCGTTTTCTTTGGTTACACATAGCATTTGAAGCCCACTTTCTCCATTTTGAATTAGTGGGTTTCCGCCCAGTTATTTCCGACACGATATTCTGCTCCTAATGGCACCCTTAGATTAAAATGTTCTCCCGCTTCTTTAATACTTTCTATCGCAATCTTTCCTACTTCATCAGCTATCTCAGGTTTAGATTCTATTTGAAACTCGTCATGTATGTTTGCAATAACAAACGCATCTTTATTTTTTAATTTATCCCAAAGTATTGTTAGAGCTTTTTTCATAAGTATTGCCCCACAGCTTTGAATTAGTGCATTAAGACTCGAATGATTACTTCTTATCGTAAGTATTCTTTTATCAATAGCTTTGATATGACCTACACCTTCAAGTTTATCTATAATATCAAATTTAATTTCTTTTAAGAATGGTAAGACTAAAAAGAATTTATCTAAAACTTCTTTTGCTTGTTGCATTGTGCAATCAAGAATTTCCATAACTCTACGAGAGCTAGCTCCATAAAGAACCGCATAAAGAATTGTCTTAGCTAA